TCTTTCACCAGTGTCTAAATCTTTTACACTTACGTTAAAAATGTCGAATTCATTTGCCATGTTAATTGCCTTTTTTTGTTATTATTATTATTATTTAAAATGATAACAAAGCTCTATGCCTAAACTACTTATTTAATTGCCTATTTATTTTGCCTTGTTATCGCCAGTTTAAAAAGTACCAAACTTTTCAGTACCTTTGTTTATTATATATCTCCTAAGTCAGTTTGTTTCAGATTACTTGTACATTTTTATCTAAAATAATTGCAGTTATATCTCTTTCTCTTAAACTAAATATAGTTTCTTCCTTATGCTGAAATTCTATACCCGCCAAGTCATGAAAAAGAACCTTTGTCCCAATTTGATATTCTTTATCTTTAACTTCATCACCGATCCCAATAATAGTACCTGCATAAGGAGGAGCATACATCCCATCCTTTTTTAATAAAATTATATCACCTTTCTTTTCAGGTTGCTCATCTTTTTTTAAAAATATTCTATTTCCTAAGGGTTTTATCATTTTATTTTATTTTTTTTGCAAAAAGCTGAAACAAAGTTACTAAGTTGCAATATAATTTTTAACTATTCAAAGAAAGAAAAGTATCTAGTTGTTAGCCTTTAAAGTTTGTACGATAAAGTAGCTGTCTACTAGGTCATCTAAAGGTTTAGGTATTTTTGTGCTGAAGTCTTTTCCTTTACACCATTTCCAAAGTTTAGTGCTCCTTAGGTTCTTATCATTTAGAACATCATCTTGGAATGCTTTTATCATATAATGTTTATTTCCATTTCCTTTGCCTGCAATTTTTTTTACATGAGAAGGTTGAAAAACTGATAATTTCTCTACAGTATATTTGTCTATTAATTCCTTTCTTAAAAAAGTATTGTATTGAATTATATCTATAAATGAATTTCCTTTAGACCCATAAGAGAATCCTTCTAATGCAACAGATACTTCATCATCATCAAACATAGTAGAAAAAACATTAACCATTAAAGAACTAATATTTCCTGCATCATATAACTTCTGACGTTCCCTAGGTAAAAAATCTTTACTTGTTACATCTCTTGTGTATGGAAATCCTAAAATAGCATTATCATCCATCAGTTCTTTATGAACACTGAATGCCTTAGGTATTTTTTTACCTTCCTCATCCCATATACGATTACCGTAATTAAAAAATGTTATGAATTTGTATTGTCCCTCCGATGTTTCTATACATGCACCTGGACTATTTAAAGAAAAATCAATTCCTATATTTATCATATAAATTATATTCTCTTGCCAATGACTGCACCTAACGCAGCACCAACAAGACGTGAAGTTAATAAATCATAAAGTACACCTTTAGTAACACCTAGGACTTTAGCTACAGCCTTACCTATAGTTTTTCCTAAAGCAAAACCAGTTAATCCACCAAATATACTTCCTAATAAACCTTCATTAATTATTTCTTCAACGCAGTCTTCTAGATTCTTACCTTCTTTTTGAGCTTCGAGAATTCTTTCTACTGCCATATCAATTGCAGCATCCTGTTCTTCTGTTAAATCATGAGATTCATTTAATAAATCTTGTATGTTTAAAGCTTCTTCTCTATTCTCAGTTAAATAATCGTTAAAGGTTTTCATTTGTTTACTTTATTTGTTTATATATTAGGTTATGTTAACTGCTATATCCAAAATGTTATAAGTAAATTCAATATCAAAAGTTTCAAATTCAATAGTGTTACTTGAAAAGTTTAAATCCAATGCACCAATATTATTCATAATCATATTCTTTAATTGAATAGTAACAAAGATTGTACCATCAGAATCTAACATCTGTATTCCTACGCCTTCAGGTAAAAAAGGATTCCTACCATTTTGTTTATAATAATAGTCAAACATTTCTACAGCCATCCAATAATTAACATAACCATCAAATGCTTGCATTGTTACTGTTAGCTTTTTATCAAATAATTCTTGCTTAGGAACACTTGCTCTAAAATTTCGAGTATTTCCAGGAAAATCATTTTGTTGTACCGGGTCAAATGAAGGTCCAGGTAAATTAATAGATTGTATCCCATAGTTCCAAAAATCAATAGGTTCTTTAATTAAACCGCCTGGTATTCGTGTAAGAAAGGGTTTATATCTAGCTGCTATTTCTTTAGGTACAAAATTCCTTGGAAAATTAAATTTAAATTGATTATTTCTAGCACTTAATAGCATGTTTATTATATTGTATAATTTTCTAAATTATCAGCAGCCTGTTTAAAATAAGAGGCTTCAGTTGAACCTGTTTGTGCAGATTTAGCACCTCTCACTAAAGCTTTAATTTGTTGCCTAGACTGTGCTTGCTTATTTGCGGCTGCATTAGCTGCTAGTGATGCACGCTGTAATGCAGCTAATTCATTAGATTTAATTTGTTCACTTAATTCAGTTATTTCATTTATTAAAGAAGAATTATTATTTTGAAGTCCTTGGATAACTAAATCATCCTGGCCTGCTGAATTAACTAATTCTTGATTATCATTTTTTAGCTGAGTATTCTCATCTTCAAGATCACCTAATAATTTACTATATTCTAATTGTAATTCTTCTAATTGAACAGTTAATGCTGTTCTTGTTGCATCACTGTAGGCCAGCCATATACCTTGATATAAAATAGATTCATCGGAAACAGACCCATCTTCAGGACTAATCATTTTAGTAGAAACATAAAAATTATTATTATTTAATGCTAATACTTTCTTACTATCTGATTTAGTTATTCTAAATAAAACTTCACCTTGTGATAAATCAACTTCTTCAACTTGTGTATGATTTTTAATTACTATTTCATCATTATTTCCAATAAATGATAAATAAATATCTCCAACATTAGATAAATCTATAGGAGTATCTTCATTATCGATTTCATCAAAAATTGTAAAAATAAAATAATCATCAAATGGCGAAATTCTAATCGTGCCGTCACCTTGCGGTAGCGCCTTCTCATTAACAGAAAGATTTACAAACCTCTGATAATATTCTTTCTGTGTTGGTGTAACTGATATGTTAGTTTGTACTGTCATTTTCTTCTGTTATTGTTTGTATTTTTGCAGGAGATATTGCAGCTTTAATTTTTAGCCTATCTCTAAATGAAGTAACAAATTGTGTTTTTACAACTAATGCTGCTGCTATTTCTTCTGAAGTATTAGCAGAATTGTTAACACCACCTGTCCCTACTACTATTTGTTTTCCAGTATCATTATTGATTTGATTATAAACATTTGCAACTGTTGGTACAACTCCTAAATTTAATGTAAGCATTTGTTTACCATATCTTTGAGTATCAAAAGATGTAAGACTAGCATTCTTAATTATTTGTGTACTATCTGCTTTATTAAATAATCTCATAGATAGATTAATAGTAAAAGAAACTGCTGTATTTGCATTTTTAATTATTGGTCTATATAATATAGGTAAATCATAATCTCCACTCTGTGTAAATACTTGAGTGGACGTTGTAGAGAATACCGTTCCTACTTGTTCTACTACAGCTATTTCATAAAACACTACGTAATTTCCACCTGATGAATTTAACTGTGCAATAAAATTACTTAATGAAGATCCAGTTACTTCCCCGTGCAAAGTAAAATAATCGCCATCATCTGCTTCTTTAACTGAAGCATATAAATTACTATAAATATCTCGAGATAAAATAGATACAGAATTAATTTCTTGCATATTATAAAAGCTATATGCATTATCTACAATAGTTTCATAAATACCGGTGGCTCTTAGCGTGATAGGTGGGGTACTAAGAAATCCTGACCCTTCTGTAATTTTATAAGCTAAGCCATTAGGATCAGCTGTAGTAAATAAATTATTCATAAAATATAAAGAAGGTACTCTCCATTCAATATAAGTAGCATATAATTTATCTGCAAGCAATAAAGGGTTTGGATTAAATACTGGTGTATCAGTCTTTAAAAAATTAATAGAAGCAAGATTTAACATTATACCATCTCTCCTAGGAGCTAATGCTTCAAATACTATACCATCATAACTTTCAAAATTAAACCCTGCTACAAAATGAACCCTCATACTATCATACTCAACATTTAACTGAGGGTTAAATGATTGTAATAAATTAGCAGAGTTTGTAAACTCTGCATCAAAATCATTATACGGTACACCAACACTAGTATCTAATGACACATATTGAGTTCGCGTTGCATTAACAGAAGCGGCTGATATATCTCTATAATTACCCATAACTGCCGAAACACTATCGGTATTAAAAAAGTAAGTTCCACTAGTATAACCATCTCGCATTAACTCAACAGGAGTTGTTGCTGTATTATAAGTTGTTGGTGCTGCCTGGTCTGTGTAGATATATTCTACTAAGATCTGCTCCGATATTTGTATAAACCTTGATGATTCCATTCTATTCTATTTATTTACCATTGCAAAAGCTTTGGATTCCAAGAAATTCCAATTCCGATATATGGTCCAAAATTACCATCTCCTGCAATTCCCATTCCCATATTAACACCTAATCCAAAAGGTTTTCTATTTTTAATTTGTATACTTTTAAATTCAGGGCTATTTTGATCAATCATAATACCTTGAGTATTATTAAATGTCGTACCAGGATAATCAGAAGTTAATTTAATAAAAACCTCCTTCGTGTTTAGATCCTGTGATAAAGTTGCATCTAACCATATATTTTGTTTTAATCCTATTGTTGCAGAACCAAATATTAAACTATCAGTAAATGTATACGGTAAAGATACATCAATTAATCTTGAGCTCTTTTCCCAATTACTTTTAGAATTAAAACTTAATACTGATTTAAACTCCACACCATCTTGTTTAACAATAGTGTCGTTTGTTTTAACTGGAACTTCTACAATTCTTTCTTCTACGATCGTTTTATATTTTACAATTGTTATAGGCGGTCTACCCTTTTCATATTCTAAACTATCTCTTAGTTCTTCTAATGATAAATTTAAACCTTTAATTTCTCCAACTGATTCGCCATTCTCATTTATATAATTACGAATAGTATCACTAGCCGCTGATAGATTATTTTGAAATCTAGTAACTTCACCTTTTGCTTGTTCAGTTTCGTTACACTGCCTAAGCAATAAAAATAATAATACTACAATTCCTCCCAATAAAAACATCCTAGTGTTCTTTGGGTCTGTCAGAATACCAAGAATATTTTTAACTATTAATATCATTCCTTTATATACTTTAAGAGCTTATTAGGAGTAACTTCTTCAGCTCCATATTTTTTTACTATTTTATTCATAAAGCTTTTTTCTTTTAGCTTCATTAAATCTACTTCTTCAAAAAGCCCATCTCTTTTCTTTGCTAAACTCTCAATACTTTTTTGCATTAAATCTAAAGATAGCTGAATTTCTCTATAGCGTCCTATAAATCCATTAAGTTCTTTTATTTCTTTTTTTGTCATATTATTAATTATTTATAGGTTTATGCGTTTAATTCATAAGTAAATGTAAATGACATTATTGGCGCATACATTCCATGATAAGTTGTTCCAAGCATTTGGTATGAATTACTGAAAGCACTCAATACACTAAGCCACATAAATTCTGATTTAACACTTGTACCTGGATCCGTCCCATTATCAGTTGTGGCTGAACCACCTCTAACATCGCCTGTTGGAAAAGGTCCATTAAAACTAATTCCACTAATTGTCCCATTTACTAAAGTTCTGTTAGTCCCCAGTAAGTTAGTTTGCTGATTATCAAAATCAAACTTACTTGTAACAGCGCCTGCAATATTAACTGCTTGTATACCAGCAAGGTTGGAAAGTGCAAAGGAAGTGGTATCAGTTCTATTTCCACCAGTCCTATTAACTTGCATAGGGAGTGGTATTGGACCAATTTTCATTTGAGAATTAAAGCTAGCATTTGCTGGTGTAAACATTGCACCATCTGCTATTGATGTCCCACCATTATTTCCACCATCCCAATTGACATAAAGCTTAATAAGACCAGAACCAGTCACAACACGACCTGTTCTTGACCATTGATATTTATATTTAAATGCTAAATCATCATCTGCATTGTTGGTACCTGCATTTGTTCTTCTAGTACTCCAGTCCTGTGCACCACTGAAAAAAGTTTGATTTTCTATACTTGGTCCTGAGAATGCCCCGTCAAATACTGAAATATAAGGCGAACCATTATAATCACCCCATACCTTAAAAGTTTGTCTACCTCTACGATAATCACCAATATTTACACCAGCATATAGATCATACTCTGATCCGCTCATTATATCAGTTTGTGAGCTCTGCCCAAAACCTGTCATGTTTGTTGAGGGTATACCATACAAATAAGTACGACCAACAACATTGTCCCCATTCGGTGTTCCATTTAAATTCGCAGTTTCACCGTGCTTGTTTAGGCCAATAGTAGTTCCTCTAGCCACTGAACCCGTTCCACCTGCAGACGGAAAATCCACGGCATTAGACCATATACCAACACTTGAATCAATAATCCCATTAGCTGGTCTGGTAGCAAACGCACCTACTTCCTTTCCTCCTGAAATGTATATACTTCCTGGGAGATATCCATCAGCACGTAGGCCCCCAGTAATGTTAAATGCTCCCAGGTACTCTACGTCACCTACAGTCGATCCCATTCCAGAGAAACCAGCATGTACACCTGACAACTCAGAACCGCCATAGAAAGGAGAAAGGCCAGATAGATTCACTTGGCCAGTAGGACCATCACCAATAACTACCCTATTTAATAAGTTACCTGCTGTTGGGGATTGAAAGCCTTGTGACTCTGTATAAATCTGTAGCAATGCTTTATACGGGCTATTGCTTGGTGCAGTGGGAAAGAGTGCTCCATTACCACCAATAGTTACTAGGCCAGTTGGAGAAGCTAATTCAATTCTTGCATTAAGATCAGATCCGTCAGAAGTACTAAGTATAGTATTACCTAAATTACTTGCTAGTGACAGGTTAGCATTATTAGAATCAATATCTATATACCCCGTTTTAGTTGCATCGGAACCACCTTTTATACTTACACCTCCACTAACACCTGGGTTATCAGCTATAATGGATATAGTACCAGTACTCGAACTAGTTCCATAAGTTTTTAATGATATAGCAACCCCAGCCTGTTGAGCACCGTTAGTAGTAATACCTATCGTAGAAGCGCCTGGAACGGTTGCTCCCATTGATATACTTCTAGTTGGTACACTACCTGTACCCATACCGATAACAACATCTTGTGCATTTAGAGCTAAGCTTGAACTAGTTCCAGCAATAAATCTTCCACTAGTAGCAGCTACTAAATCTATATTAGCTGCTGAATTAACAGTATACCTACCACCAGTAACACTATGAATTTCCGCAGCAGTAAATAAAATCTTCCCTGTTGATAGTGTTGTACTTGGTATAGTAATATTATTACCTGCAAGGATTTGAGTTGAACCAGTAGCTCCTTGTGTTACAAGTTGTAATTGGTTTCCATTTCCTCCTCCGCCTGACTCTGCCCCTACTGAAATATTAAAGTTTCCATTTTCTCCACCATACGTATAAGGGTTATTATTACTACCTGAAGATAAATTAACCTGACCACCCATTCTTACTATAGCACCTCGGGCTGGTGATGTAATAGTAAATCCATTAACATCATTATTATTACCAGGTAAAGTAGCCCTTTTAGGTATATTAAATATTAAACCATCATCAGGCATAACAGCAAGTGATGCAAAATTTGTAAACGGCCCTTGTGAATAGTTTTCATTAGGATCAAGCCCACCACCCATAAATCTTATAGCGGTTGCATTTTGATTTTTCTGATGTATTAATAAAGAAATTTCATCTGAAGCAATAGTAGTTGCTAAAGTATCAGTTATTTGATAAGCAGCATTTCTTGTAATACCTCCAACTTGTGATGCATTACTTGCAACAAAACCTATTCCAATTGTAGGAATACCTTGGTTAGATCCATTTGCCCCAGTTCCACCACCACCAACTGGTGTTGGCGTTAAAGTATTTAAATTTACTAATGTTCCTTGCCCAAAATATTCACCGAACCCACCATCCTGTCCAGCAGGCCCTGTTGGTCCTGTTAAGTTTATATTAGTTGCGCTCCAAGTTAATCCAGTATACTCCCAAACTAAACCATCAAATTGTAAATAATAATCCCCTTCTAATGGAGTAGCAGTCGGTGGTACTGCAATAGGAGTATTTCCAGGTGCACTAACAGAAAGATCTTCATACCACGTAGTTCCTTTAGGGCCTCTTCCACCAGCAGGACCAGTTGGGCCAGCTGGTCCTATAGGTCCAGCAGGTCCACCACCATTTAGTAATAATTGGTCAAAGTTAAAATTAGTTTTATCAACTAACTGTGAAATAGTGTCTGATGCTATTATTTCTTGTATAGTGATTGGCATTTCTTTTTATTATTTTTTAACTATAGTTACACTAAATCCAAATGATTCAGAGAAACCTGTTCTTTTATTATATATTAGCCTTAAATCAAATGGGTTAGTATTTAATGTTTTTGACGAAACATTCTCATTAATTCTTAATCCAGCAGTTATCTTTTCAGCATTAGTTAATTCAGCAGTTGTAAAATCTGAAGGAGTATTAGTACGGCTGGCTAATGTATAAAAATCAACTTTACCTATTTTATAAAGCTTAAGTATATTTTCTTCTATATATCTATTCACATCATCGTCTAAAGTTTCTAAATCACCCCACCCATATAAAGGATTTATATATTTTATAAACTCTGCCTTTATAGGTGTGAATAAAAACTCTTTTAATCTTTTTTCAATCAATAAGAAAAAATTAATAACAGGAGGCGAAGGTTTTTTCTTAATAGATCTAGTATTTAATACTCCATTTGTGTTTATCACAGGTTTGTTTATAATAACTGATGATATATCTTGGTGCATAAAAGTACCGTTAATTAAACTAGGCTGTTTAATTGCACCTTTAAATAAAGGGTCTGGTATAAATGTTTCTAAAATTATTTCTTCTGGGACTTTTAAGTATTTAGAACCAAAGAATGATTTCTTTTCTTTCATTGATCTTGTACCAATAACATCTTCAATTAAAGTTTTGTCTATACTCTTAATAAAATACGAAGGCTCCCAGTTAGAAGAGAATGCATAAAAATCTTTATAATCAATTCCTATTTCATTAATAAGAGGGTATAAACTTTGAAATGCAGAATCAGCAGAAAGCTCCAAAACAGTTGAAGGATCTTGTTCATTTACCTTATGATAAAAGAAGTTTTGTAATTGTCCAAAATTAATATCAGAGCTATTAAATTGAGTATTACACCATTTACATAATTCTAATACCTTTAATTTATAAACCTCATCACTAATATTACTCGACCCAGTAGCACCAGTTGAACCAGTAAAACTACTACTAAAATCTATATTTTCATAAGGATCCCTAAATGATAATATTGACAAAGCCGTAGGTTGATAATAACCTGCGTGTCTAGCAATAGGAGTTATTCTTGGTTTCCTCTGTAAAGAAAGATCATAACCAATAACATCAGTTAAGTTAAACGCAGTAGGTTTTGCAGGATCCGGTAGCACACCTACATATACAGATTTAAGAATATCTGCTTGTGCTCTTAACTCTATACCAAACGTTTGAGCTAATGTACCATCACTGTTTAACATTAGTTTACCATCATTACTTATTGTTTCATATATTACATTTGGATTACCTTGATTAACCGCATCAAATATTTCAGCAAAACCAATATTATTTAATCTATTTGTATATGCATTATAACCACCACCTAAAGTTTGGTATGAGGCTGATCTTGAGTCTAAACTATTTGGAATAAAATTAGGTATAGGCCAAGGTAAACCATTCTGTGTTACAGAAGTAGCTACTAATTCATTTTGCGAATTAATTTGAGTTATACCGCTTATTATATATGTATTACCGCCTACTATAAATCTAATACTAGCATATTCTCCATTTAAGCCAACTGTAATATCATCAAAAAACCTAGTAGGTATATCGTTTACATCAGGTACACCTTGTATAATAAATGTTTGATTAGTTGAATCAAATGTTGATGATGAAAAATTAATTGCCCCTTGCATTATTCCATCCAAATAAGTATAAGGGCCAGATGGCGCACCTACTGGGGCACATTGTGAATCAACTACATATTTACTTTCTGCTGAATATAAACTAGTTCTATCAATGATGGATTCAGGATTTATTACAGACCCAGTAATACACGGTTCGTTAAAAGATACTGAAATTAACATTACAACAGTTTTCCATTTATCATTTTTAATAAATTTAATTTCTGTTTCAGGTTTATCTGGTAAATTAGGAACTAACATAGCGGAAAACCTATAGTCATTAAATGAGCCGTCTTGTACATATGATAAAGATCTTGCATTAAAGTCAGGTTTCTCTGTTCCTATTGCCTTTGGTTTTGCAATAATTCTAACACCTCTTAAAAATGATTCTGCAAAATTATTACTATTACCACCATTAAATCTACCATATCTTAATTGCCTATCAATTTCAACAATACCATTAGCTGCATTATTAAATCGCTGTACAATAAAATAATCATTAAAATAATCCTTATCTACCCGCTGAAACGTACCAAGCGTAACATCAGGAATGCCTGTTATTAAATTAGGTGTTATTAAATTATCGGTTGGCGCAGTATCAATATAGCTCCAAGAACTTGCTATAGCCTTATTTTTAAAATATTTAGGAAATTCACATAAATAATACCATTCATGAGTATATCCACTTGCTACTTGGCCACGATCCCACTTAGACGGTGCAAAGTTATTAATGCCAAATGCTTCCGATAAATCTAATCTATAGGGGTGATTTCTAACATCTTTACCATCGTTAACCCATGACCATTTATTAATATAAGGAATAATCCTAGAAGCCGATGCCTGTGAAGTTAAAAAGTTTTCCTCCAATCTAATATATTCAGATTTAATATAACCTTGTGTATCACTTTCTGGATTAGAATCTTTTAATAAACCGATGAGGTTAAAGAAACCTCCATTGTCATAAAACTCTCTTACCTCTGGATTAGAGCTTATTCCTGTGTATATAATAGGATTTGCACTACCCACAACAGTTTGATTATAGTGTGAGGTCTCAAATGCTAGTTCACCTTCTTCACTATACAGATTACTATAAAAATCAACATCAAAATCCCTAACATCAAAAAATGAAAATCTACCAAAAGAAGGTTTATAATCAGAATATAAAGCAACTTGATTAGATCTCGTAACCATTATCTGATCATCATTGCACGTAATAATAACATACTTATTAATATCAGTATAGCCTATTATTTCATTTGGGTTAGCAGGATTATAAATAGGTTCTTCAGTATAAGGAACCCAATCACCAATAGTAGCAAACCCACCAGTAGTTTGAACAAAATTACCTTTTATAAATCTATCTTGATCACCGAGCTCTACTTTAAGTAAACTATTAGATACATCGTTTCCACCGACAAATGATTTTTGAGGTTCTGCTACAGATGTAATAGGATAAGAAATTATATCATTAAAAACTTCAGGATAGGCAATATCTATTTTAAAATTTAATTGATTAAATCTAGACCCGCTGAATCTTGATTTAATATAAACTGTGCTATCATTGTAACTCGCGGTAAAAAACCTATCGTTTTCATTTATACCCTTATTAATAGCTGATGTAATAGCTTGTGCAACTTCTTGTAATGTCCCGTTAGGATTAAAGAAATTTTGAAATGATGTACCAGGAACTGTTACTAACGATTCATTTGCAAATATAGTACCAGTTAAATCAGTCCCATCATAAAAAGATATATTAGCACCGTCTTGTATATTATTTGTAATTTCTAAATACATTTGAGCATAACCTTCATGTTTAATAATAGATGCATTAGCAAACGTATCAGGTTGTTTATAACCAGTTAGCAATGATATATCTATTTTTTTATCAAATAATCTTATCTGATTATTATTCCATAAAGAGCCTTTCTTAATAGTATGAAAATCATCTTCTTTATCTTTTACATAAAAAACAGACTCAACTTCGTTAACTCTCGTAGGCGTTGGTACACCAGTAACGGTAGTTGTTTTATTAGGATCTAGAAAAAGTAAAATGCCTTCTTCATTAGTCATTTCAAATGAAGTATTTAAAAATTGAGATACTTCAGTTATAGTTTTAATATCAGGTAATTGGCTTTTTTCAGTATTTTTAAAAAACCCAATTCCTGATAAATCAAAGTTTCCTTCTTCTACTTCATTAACATACATACCAAAATATCTATTAATAGAATAATCTGGTGCATTATGATCATCAAATAAAAATTCTAAGTTTAATAAATTAGCTAACAAAATACCATTATTTTGAAACCCTTGTGTAAAAATAAACTCGTCTTGTAATATAGTAGCATCCTTAGTAATTAAATCACTATATGCATAAGCCCCGCCACTAGTAAAACCACCATTCTTATATGATATTCCATTCCATAAGATAGGCTGGTCTTTTCGCCAACTTATATTTAAGGGTACTTCAGGAAACTCTTCTTGATTTCTATAATTTCTTATATAAGAACCTAATGCAGTACCTTCAGTTAAATCAAAAGTTTTGATTGCTGTACAATTTTCTAAAACATTTTTATTAAATCTTGCTGATGTTTGTGCATCAGTTGAGCCTGAATTTTCATTTGCTGCAATAACATTATTAACAGCAGCTGGGTTATCTAATCTAAATATTACAAAATAATTAGGTATTTGTTCATTTAACCATAATGGTGCTAAAGTTCCTAAACTCTGTGGGTAGGATTCTGATGCAACAGATCTCGTACCAGCACCATAAAACATTTCATACTGGTTGCCATATTCAGATAATACAGCAGTATCTTCATATTCTTGAAAAACTTCATACGCAGACTCTAATGGAAATTTTCCACTATTAAAAAATCTAAAGACATCTCTATCATAGGTATTACTACCGTCTACTTTAAATGCTTTATATCTTTGGCCTGATAGTGCAGTATTAGCACTAAAAGATTCTAAGTAAATATCCGTTCCATCGGATACAACTTTAACATTAGCAGTTAATTTAGGATTAGTTCTAACTACACTATATGATGCTTTATCAAGCAGTTTTTCAGCCATTTATCTTTCACTTTTTTTATTTATTCACTAAAGATAAAGTTAAAATAAATTAAGCTATAGGCCCATTACCACCGTCAACGTTAGTAAGATTAGCTACAGCATTAGCTCTACTAATATTAGTTTGATTGACAGAAGGCCTTAGTCCAGCCACTACTTTCTCTAAATCATTTAGCCCTTTAGTAACAGTTGCTTTAGGGAAAACGTCAATACTTAATCTATCAGATCTATATTTTGCAAATACCTCAATATCAAATTGGTACACGTCAGAATTATTAGGATAAATGTCAAAACCTATTTTCTTTGCATAAGTTAAATTAACGGTTCCTCCTGATGAATCACCACCAATATTACCTAAACCGCTACCGGTAGTTACACCAAAGTAATCAGTCATTCTATATTGAAATACTAATGGAATATTTAATGAATTTTGTTGTCCAAATTGAACTAATTTTTTTGATTGTATAGAATCGCCATTTACTTGAATATTTTCATGTTCATCAGCAGATATGAATAAATAAGAACCTACTGATTTTTTTCCTAATGTGTATTGGTCAAAACCATCAAATGAGTTTTTTGAATTTCTACTAAAATTAACATAATCAGGATCTGTTGACAACCAAAGAGGATTAAGTGCAGCGCTTGTCATTGATGGGCTAGCTTGAAGAGATTGTCCTGTATCAAAATTAGGGTTAATAGTTGTTGATAATGCAACAAGATCAGTCAGATTTTCATTTAAATATATTGCTTGCTCCTTTCCTTTTGAATCATCTATCTTTAATGGGGCAAATTTAGATTGTCTAAATAATACAGCGGCAGTACCATTACCTGAACTTGTAGTACAATTAACAACACCACCAGATAAACCTGCTAAGGTAGCAGTGTCACCGGTTAAGCTTTCATATGCAGCTTGATAAGCAGCAAATGTCTGTACAAAAGGGTGAGCAATTGAAATACCTAAAACATCATCATTTATAGGGTATGCAGCTGTTGTAGTAGGAAACCCTAAAGCAGTAAACCCACCTGCCCAGATAAACTCTGTAGCTGGAATAGCATTAGCATTATAAGAAGTATCATTAAAATTTTCTAGTAAATCTAAATTAAATGTATAATTGCTTGCTGGATTTACATAATTATAAAAGTTTGCATCAGCCGATACATCGCTATACCTACTGTAAATAAATTGATTTCTATTTTGTGTAGATTGATATGGCGCAGTGGAAACCATTTGGCCATATTTAGTAGTTGCTGTTACCGTTGGGTTTGTTAATAGTATAGGTGTAAGATCATATTTTCTAATTGTATTATAATCTTGATCATCTGCCCTATATGTAGCTCTCCCATTTTTTTGATTAATTGCACTATCATCTAGCCATGAATATGTAGCTGGTAAAATAGTTGAACCATTTTCTATGTCAGCAATATTATATCCAGGGTTTTCAGATTGTTTAACCATTCTACTTCTGTTTCCTGTAATTCTAGACAATAATTGAAGAACTGTTTGTTCTCTATTTCCGATATTAATAAAATAAGTTTTTGTAATTACAGCACCTCTTGGGTCATCTAAACCATTAACCTCCTGTGAATAAAAACCAGCAAAAACTTTAGTTACAGAATTTCTTCTTAAATTAATCGTATTACCTTGATCATCTACTAATGTAGTTACTAATTCACCTTGTGCATTATTTAATATTTCTGCAAATAAATCTAATTGGCTTTGCATTTCATTTAATTTACTAAATAAATCAATTGGTGTTTGGTTTTCTGATAAAAATCCTGATGCAATGACTGGAGACGAATGCGCGAAATATGTTTCGTTTGCAGTGAATGAACTACTTAAGTGTGTATTTAAACCTTTTGCCTCTAAATCTTCTTCCAGTGAAACTTTCGCAAGATCTTCTTGGTTTTGGGCAAGTATAGATTCAATGGCATTATCAGAACTTAAATCGGCAGGAAACTCTACTCTTACTGAATTACTCCATTCACTCTCTAAAGGATTAGATGGCCACCCAGCCTCGGATATAGATTTTACTTGTATCTCTACCTGTTCGCCCTTTCTAATAGGGATGTCTAATTGATTAATATTTATCGAATCTGCATTATCATCATCAATTGGAACCCATTCGTATAATCCAGTTATCGGATTTTTTGTCCTTGGTCTTAATACACTATCCACTATTACATAATTAGAAAATGCACCTTGGCTTGTTCCACTACCATCTGTAAATGTAAATTGGTCTACTGCATTTGCAGCACCGTCAGCTGATAAATATCTATATCTATATTTAAATTTAACAATATCTTGTACCCCAGTAGCTGGAGCCGATTTTTCTTCGGGCATTGCCCAAAATCCTCTAACTCTATATTTAGGTGTTACACTATTAACAGAATTGTCTTGTGCAGATGAATCTATTTCAGTTACTACTGAAGAATATAGTTTAGCTTGTGATCCTCTTTCAGTAATAAGGCCTTGTAAAGCATTTTTATCAGCATCTCTTTCTACTTCAGTAGAGTAATTTGTAGTTTGTATTTTAGTTCTGCTTTGTGCTATTGCAGTATCAAGCTCTGTTAAAGTAGCTTGAATAGTATTTTTTTGATTATTTAAATCCTTGAGTTGAACAATTGCATCAGAATTACTAATCTGTCCATTTATTAAAGATACGTTAAAATCATCAGATGCAATGCTAGGCGCATTAGGTGTTAACCCTTCCTTACTGGTAGGTATCTTATCTTGTGCAAATGATAATAAATATCTTCCAAAATCTACCGCGCTCTGTTGGTAATAATCAGCTAAAGACTGTTGGTTACCTGATGCATCTATTGTGTTTAAATCATTAGTATAAAAACCACTACCTGGTGACCAATTAACTGCAGGTATTTTAGAATCTGGATCAATAGGTTTAATAAAAGTTACACATCTTTCACCAAATCCAACAGTAACATCTACCGCTAATTCTTCATTAAGAGACGATCCTATTTTTAAAATATCAGCACCAATACTTATAGTCCTACTACCTTCTTGTAATCTTACTATAATTGAGTTTGTACTGGTATCAATTTGTGTTACTGTATATCGTGTATCTATAGGATCTGATATTACTTCTAAACTATCACCAACTTTAAGTTGAACAGTATCATTAAAATCAGCCTCAGAATCGGAATAAAATGTTTTGTTAAGTTTATATAATTTTTGAACTGTTGTTTGCTGAACACCATTAACGGTTTCTGTAACGCTTTCTTCACCAATTCTAGTTACACCAAAATTACCGGAATATCTTAAATCTCTAGGTGGTAAGTCTACAACAGCTTCATCTAATACATAAGAAATATTTTTTTCAACTATTTGTTGTAAAAAGGTATTATAGTCAATGTTTGCAATTCCATTGTAATTTGAATCAAAGAAATTTATTTTGCTTTGTGTATTAGTATCTAATATAAATCTTTTAACAATTGTTCTTTCAGTATCAATTGGAGCCTGTCCAGTTATATCAAAAGAAACAAATAATAAAGGATTAATTAATTCTTCAAAAAACCAATTAGGCTTAACACTAAATTCATTAACAGAAGTCATTGTAGTTAAATCAGCGGCCTCTGTTGGAAGTTTAGCTAATACTAATTTTCTAAAGGTACCATCTGCTAATCTAATAGAGCTATCCGAACCAGTTAAATTAGTTATAGTATTAATATTTGTTTGTAATCTATCAACTGAATTTTTTAAATAACCAAAACTTGGAATAGTGACACGAGAATTGGTACCGTTTTGGTTTTGTATATTAACCGTCACGGAATCTCTACTTGAAGTAATAGCTTGATTCACTTTCTCGAAGCTCTCCAATGAATTGTTAAAAAGTCTTAACAGCTCAGGTAGTAGTGTTTGTATTGAATTATTTTCAGCCATTCTCTAGGTTTACTTTTATTATTTATTTTACTATATCGTATGCAAAATTTAATACACCTTGCTCGGTGCAAATTAAATCTATTATAGGTTGTGTAGTAATTGACGCATTTGGTATATTTGCAGCCAATTTACCAAACGAACCTCCATTTAATCTACTAGGAGCATCTGTATAAATTTTAATATTTCTTGATCCTATTAGAGGAACATTATTGAATGTTAGCCTGACAGTTTGTCCAGTTCTCCATTGAATATCAGTATCATCTATATAAATTAACAAATCACCCCCTGCAGTGTTAATAGTATCAAGTCTTAGCATATTAGTATATGTTACTAAATCTACAAATACTTGTGGGGATACTACATTTAAATTAAGAGGTGCAGTAGTTGTAATTTGAATATCATTATTATCTAATGGAACCATTAAATTGTATGCTTGGACATTATTAGATACTTGTATTTGATTAGGGGTATTAGTATTAATAGTTATACCAGTTCCTTGTCGTACTACATCTGTATTGTACTGTAATGTACTAGAAACTTGACCATTAGCTAATGCCTGAATCTCATCAGCATTTTTAGCAATTAAATCTAACAATGTAGTACTACTTGCAAAAGCTAAAGATGCATTATCAATCTGTGTTTGCATATTATTAATCTGTGCTTGTAAGAATGCTGATGTTGATACTGAATTTAATGTATTTTCTACTGATAATAGGCGTGTTTCAATATCAGCTATTTCTAATTGCTGTCTCTGAAATATTTGAGCAGACGTTTGCAATTGAGCAGACGCATCTGAAAATAATCCCATAGAAAACGTATTATAATCATTAACGATTGTATCAATACCAGACGTACCTGGTGATGCATCAAATCTTAAGTTTATTTTAAATCCATAACTATTACCATTTTGCCCAGTTGTTGGATTAGGTTTATATTTTGGATATCTTTGAATATAACCACCATCAGTTGTAGGCGTAACATTATCCAGAATTAAAAGACCATATAAGTTCGTCGTTGTTTTGCTAGAATCACTTAAGTCTACCATATCATAATAAACCAGAACCGAATTAAATTCAAATGATTCTGATAAACCATTACCGTTAAATTGAGGTATAGTACTTATTGTTTGGTCAGATACAATTTGCTGATAATCATTAGGGTTAAAATCTACAGAAATTCCATCTAATTGAGATCTTACATAAGCAGATCCGCTATAGCCTACGGGTGGTGGGTTACCATAATCTGCAGGATATTTTACAATGTTAGCATTAAGTACACTCTCGAAAGTAGTAGGTTCAGTAAAATAAGAGTCTACTGTATTAACCGTTGTGGCTGGACCTAGACCCATCCAATCAGCATTAGGATCTGTATAACCTGCTGGTCCTAAACCATCTAATTGTTGATCATAATCATAAAATGCAACTATATCTAAACCTTGCGGATGTACAGATGCAGCATTCCTCCCCATTATAAATTCACTTGACCCTTGTATTTTTAGTGATGGACTATAATTCGTATCAGATATAGTATTAAAGAGTATTGTAGGTGTTCCACCGACCTCTGTTGGTACATTAATGTATAACTCAGTATAAGCTTCTCCTGCTTTATCTACATTATTTACAATATCAATTTCACCAATATATTTAACTACTCTTCTATACTGTCTAGTTCCTGATGTAGCCTCATCTTCTTCAACAAATCTTTTAGTTGTTACACTACCAGCTTTCTCTAATGCAGTAGCTTCACGAAATCTCATAGCCCCACATTCTTTAAGCCATTTATAAAATACTCGTTCCGTAACTGTTAAATTAGTAGTGTTATCATATGTTGCATCACTTATAATAAGTTCCTCTAAATTTAATGCATAATTTTGAAGACTCTGTGTAAAGTTAACATTAGGGTCTCCCTTTAAGCCACCGTTCCAAATAGAACCGTCAATAGTATCAAACTGCATGTAATTTTGATAATTACTAAATGTGTTTGGATCTAATCGATCAAAGTCTGGTAGATTAAGAAGCACAAACTTAGAAAAGACTAATTTAAGATCATCATTATTTAGAGTCCTAGATAAGTCTTTAGCTGATGATGAGAACGTATAAAATGTTCCACCGTCTGCTTGTGGTGTTCTAATTAAGGGCGTTGTTGCCATGTGTTAATTCTTTATTGTTATGATACTGTATATCCTGTTCCACCAACAACATACCAAACGCCTACGCCTGATCCATTGTCAATACATAATAAGTGTACACTCTGCCCTAATGCAGTTAAGTCCAAGTTAGTACCTGCACCAGTTAACACTAGGTTATTTGAAACACCATTTATTCTTACCAATCCTGTTGCTGCTTGTGCATATACAAAAAATATTTCTTGACCTATACTTCCATTAAATAAAGCAAGGGTTAATGTATTTACAGTATCTGAATTTCCAACTCTATTTAATGAATAAGGTGGAATTGCACCAGTTGCCCCAACATTCCTAGTTGCAGGCATTGATTGGCCTGTATCATTTAATGTCGTAGGATTAGTATCGTTTCTAAATATTCCTCCACCAGTCATATTTAAATTTCCGGTCATTTTAACATTAGTAAGAATATCAAATGTGCTTGCATTAATATCCAATAATATGGTACTTAAACCTACTCTTAATGCTTCTGTAGATAAATTATTTAAATTAGTAATTGTACCGGCTGATGGTGCAAAATACACCTCCATAGAATTAATTTCACTAGCAAGAACATTAAAGTTATCATTGATAACTAATCTTGATCCTGATAATGAATCCGTTCCTAAAATTTCTGTTACGCTAATTGCCATTTTCTTTGTTATTTTAAATTTAAGATATTGCTACCTCTTTTATGTTTAGAATATTTCTATCCTTTTTATATTTATTCCCATTGTTATCCGTAAGTTCTAATGTGATCACATACTTTCCTGGGTCTTTAAAAAGGTATGTTAAATACTTACTATTGAAATATATATCCGCCACTGATGAGTCAGTAGTATTAGATATAGTCCATCTAGGATCTTCTTTACCAACTATCCTACATTTATCGTAAACAAACATTGCCCATGTCATAGGTGGTAAAACTTTTCCATCATTAATAAACTTAGCAGTATTCCATGTTGCATTTGCAGATATGCTTTGCCCCTTTTTGTAAATTCTACTTTCACAATCAATGTTTCCACTGGCAGGTGTACTTTCAAAAGGTACGTAACCAGACGGTGTAGCACTATTAGCAAATATAGTATTTAAAATGGTGGTTGACGGTGTCGCTAATAATTTACTTATATAATTAGTATATAAAGAATGGCCTAATGGGTTTTGCGAAGCTACCATAGCTGGTGTATCAGCAGTCCATTCAGGCGATAAAGTACCACCACTAACGTATGTTGTAATAAAATTCCATTCCGCATAAATTAATAAGTATAAATATTCTCTCATCAATAACGAATTAAATTCATCTAATGTTTCCCCAGGTTGTATTGTGTATCCTGAAGTATCAAAAGTCCCATTATTAATAGCCTCTGACATTGCAGCGAAGGTTGGCCCATACGATGATGTTTGGTTAAATACTGTTGGATATGCGCCAGGTAAACCAAATGTGGTTATGGTATGTAAAGCATGTTCCAATACTTCTGTTATTTGTGCATTAGTAGAGCCACCATTTAATTCCCATATAAAATCAACATTAGAATTATTATCATTTGTATCATCCCACCCTGCATATGTATCTAAAGCAGGATTATAATTACCCATAGAATTATATCCTATTCTCTGAATTGTTTTATTAGTTATTAATGATTGTAATACTGCTGCTTGTTTATCATAAAGTATTCCTGTTGCATCTGGGTCTAATACTAAATCAAAAACTCTAGCTACTTTCTCTACAAAATTATCTGTAACCGCAGGAGTAGCACCTAATGTTGGTAATGCAACTAAAGTAGATCCATTTATTGCTAAAGATCTGTTGAATGGTGGATATGCAGCAGTAATTTGTAATGGCCCACCTGCATAGTTTGTACCAGAACCCGTTCCTCCACCACAAATTCTATTACCATTAACATCAACAATATCTATAGATGTGTAATTTCCAAATTTTCCATAATACCTAGAAACTGCCTGAACAAACATTTGATTATAAGAAGAATCTAAAACAAGATTATAAACATATTTATTAATAATAGGATTAGAGCTTAAATTTAATTGTGTAACTGCCTCTGCCAAAGTATCTGTTGCAGAATCAAAATAATGCTCTGCACTTATGCCGTTAGCATCTATAATTTTTAAATATGAATTAGGTTGCATTTCACTAAATTGAAAAAATGCTGGTGTATCACCTGTTGTGGCTGTCATATCCCACCATAAATGATATGCATTGTTCCATGAATTGCTTTTCTTATTTAAATTATCCCAACGATAAGGGCCACTAAAACTTTGTTTACCGCTATTTTGATAATTAAGAATTTGAAAATCTGCATTAGTACCTATACCAAAATTATTTAATATAGCATTTACTCTATCTAATGATTCATATAAACTTGGTGTTTCCTGCTCCCATGTTACTGTTGGGCTTTGTGGCAAATTCCACAATGAACCATAATTCTTCCAAGTATATTTTCCTTCGCTCCCCCATGTATAATTAGCTTTTCTTGCTTGATACCAACCTGAATATTCTACCTCTCTACTATCAACGCAAATTGTATCAGTTTTAACAATAGATGAAATATTATTATAAGTATCATGTAATTTCATTTCTACAGAATATGTACCAATATAAGGCAGAGTAATAGGTAAACTATTATAAGTACCTATTGCACCTCTTATATTAAAATAATAAGATGGTGAAATATCACTAGCATCTTTATAAACAGTCCATTCAATATCAGCCATATTACCATATTCTAAACCAACCCAAGTAAACAAAGTTTCACCTGGTAATTGAATATCTGTGAATATTCCACCGCTACCTGAATTTGCTAAACTTACAGATGCCACGAATCTATTTACATCATTACCATAAGCCCTAATACAAGGTCCTACATTATTTGTAACTTGAGACCAATCAAACCATAACCAAGGATCTGCCTGGTTTGTCTTTAATTGTGTAATTTTATTAAATAATGATGTAGTTATTGTTTGTATTGTATCTCCTACTACTACTGTGTGCTGAACACCAGTATTTGTTGCAGGATCTCTTAATTGAAATATATCTCCTACTTGAGCACCTTGTACATTAAAATCAAATGTAAAGAAATCATTAGCATTTGTTAATTGTGTCCATGTACTATTAATATTATTCCAGGTTAAATTTTTAAAACTGTCATTAGTTAATGTTACTAATGCACCACTAGGAACACCGGGTTGATCTGGTAAACTGAGAGAGGATTCACCTGGTACAAAATCTGCTAAAGTTCTATCTAAGTCTGGAGCATATCTTGAAAAATATGCTGCATAAACTCCAGCCACAGATTGTATAGATACATTACCACCATCTTGTAAAGTTCCTAAAATGCTATTAACATCTGGTCCTATTGGCGGCTCAGGTAAAGTTTGTCCTGCAGTATAGGATGCGACTAAGTTTGGGCCAACTGCTGCACCACCTGCACCTAATGGTGCAATGTAAGCATTACAATAATTTATAATAGCTTGTCCTACTATAGCAGCTTCTTGTAAACAAAAAGAATTAAAATCTCTTAAGTCTTCTAAATAAACACAGGCTTTAGGAGACATTTTAAAATCAGCTTTAATTCCAGCCTCAATAGTATTAGTATCATTTCTACTTATAGTATTAGTTACTTCTAATAAACCAAAATAATCAGCCTCTGCTGTTATATCTTTAATATGAGCATTAAGAGGTAAGTATTCATTTTCTAACTTTCTCTTTAGCCCAAATAATTTTATTAATACTTCTTCAATAGTAAACTCTTGAACTTCTTCTACAACTGGTAAATCTTCATCGGTATATTTGTTAGGTACAATTTTATTAATATTGTAAATAAGACTAAATAAACTGGTTTTCCTAAAGTTTTTATTAGGTAATGTTATACTTTTATCATCATATTGAACTGTTGGCGAAAATAAATTAATAGCATTACTTTGTATGTATTTTCCAAATAGTGGAGAATTTGCATTTACATTTTTCCAAAATTCCTTTACTTTTAAATTATCATACCCAAAAAACTTAATTGCATTTATTAAACCTTTATAAGCACCGATAAAAGGGTAGATATTAGACCCTTCCAACATTATTTCTTTACGCTTAAGATTAATTTCAACAAAGTCTGGTAAAACTTCTTTTATATTAGTATCTCTAAAAACTGTGCTATCAGATTCAATTACGCTATACCCCATATTCTGAGTCATTATACGTAATCTTTCATCTTCAGCTATACTCTCAGCATAAACTGTAAATTCAGCAACAACAGTATTCGTGCACTCATCAGTAATCTGTAAAGTTCTTTTATAAGTATTTTCTTTAGAAGAAGAAAATGTTATATTAACTTGCATTGCAACAGATCTTATTTCATCTGTTATAATATAACCTTCACCGTCTACCTTTTGATTTATATCATAGTCTAACGGAATATCTAATTCGGTTACTTTAATTAATTTAGGACCATCAGGTTCTTGCACTAATGCTGATTGAGTTCCTGTATTAAAATCCATATCAAATTGAAATAGAAAAATTTCAGTAGGATCATTAGTTTTCCAATCGGCTACCCAATTACATGCGGCTTGACCAGTAGGAACTCCAGTAGCGCCATCACTATAACCATGAGGATACCCCCACTTAAAAGTATTAGAGGTAGAATCAATCATCTTCTGTAATATGAAAAGTTGTCCTACTTCAAATAAATCAGTAGAAACTTGAGGTAAAAAAATATCACCAGTCCACTTATCAGCAGACTTATCATAATCCATGTTGTAATTCTTACCGCTCTTATCAAAGAAATATAAATGTTCCCAATTAGCCACCTTCTATTAGTTTATTTTTTGATACCATTTAGGCACAGCAAAGTTATAAAATATCCTTAAGTATTTTACTCTATTAATCCAAAAGACCATAATAGGAGAAAGATAATCTTCCAAAAACTTTTTAAGGTGTGGATTTCTAAATAAATATTTTGACATCGTATTATTTAATAAATTAGTAGAATAATCAAAGCCAGTATTTTTTAAATTCCATCCATTCTCATATGTAGCTCTATATAAGCTAGGGAATCCAGTTCTATTATTTTTTTCTGTTGCCATATTATTTTCCTTTAAGTGCTTCTAATGTTGTAGTGGCTTGTAATCTACCAGTATTAAGCCCAGCAGAATTAGCACCAGTAGCAATCGTAGTACCTCGGTTTCTTTTTGTATTATTAAATGCCGCCTGTTGAGTTTTATTATAAAGATTATCGGTAATAGCTTCTTTATAGAATACGTTAAGAGAACTTATTGTATTAGCCTCAGGTATAGGTTCATAGTACGTACCATTTCTATCTTTCCAACCTCCTCGTATTATTGCTAACTCATCGTTTTCAATAATAACATCACCAAAACTATCTAATCCTAATTGCGGATCTTCATCAGCAGTTAATACTATTTTTTTATTTTCTATTAATACCTTTTGATCTGTCACAGGATCTGTTCCATAAACAGGTACAAAATAAAAACCATTTCTAATAGCTTCTTCATTTTGCTCTGATATAAAAAATACATTTACAGAATCAATTCCTTCAACGTTTTCAATAATAGAAATAATATCAGATCTTGGAATTCTATCTCTTCTATTTACATTTAAAAAATATTCATCTAAATTTTTTCTTATTTCGATTCGTATAGCATCTTTATCATAGTTTGCAAACCATCTTACTACAATATTAAGAGCATATCTTCTAATTATAGGATCTTTAATTCTAACTTCTGCTGTAACAACCTGTCTTCCACTTTTATTAATTATTTCTAAAGTTTGTTCCTTTTCAGCATCAGTCATTGAAAATTCTACTTCAGGAATACTAAAATAATCTAAATCACTCGTTAGTTTTTTCTTTACATCAGGAATTAAAAATAAGTAAATAATATTATCATCATCCAAATATTGATCATTTTTAGTATTATAAGCATCTATAAAAGACCAAAAGTCATACTTACTTAAATAGTAAATATAATTATTAGGATTTGCTAACACAAATGAATTACTTTGGTATGGTGCTATTAATCTTGTAAAATTAGGATCTTCTGAATCCGATCCAAAGTTTGGGTTTCTTACAATATTTAAAGAAAGTATTTCATTAAGATCTACTTGTTCCCCTGATGAATCAGCACCTTCAGTTGAAAATTTAATATCTAATTGTTTACCTCCAATATTTCCGGCACTACCTCGAGTCTTTATATATGTAATTCTAATTCTTGATCCTAATGCAGGTGGCATACCAAATTGATTATTACCAAAAAATACACTTAAGCCGCCATTAACACTAGTTTTAATCATTGCACATTCTTCACCATTATTCATATCATACAGAGAATCAACCAATTTCCATAATTTTCCATCTACAAAAACCTCTACTAAGTATTGATCAGTAGGATCTTTTGTAGTTAAATTATAACTCTGCAATGGTAAACCAGTTCCAGTAAAACTTTGATCTTCTTTTTCTCCTTGTATAACTTCAACATTAACAAAAGTCTTTGTGGTTTTATCAAGTCTAATAAAGTCACTGTTAAATCTTAAAAAATATGTTAGGCCATTGTTTCCTATTTCAAAACTAGCACCATTCATAATTTGAACATAATCACCATTTAAGAGGGTAGATGCACTTGTGTTTAATCGCAATCCAATTATACCTCTTGCTGATATACCTCGTGTAGGGTCATGTCCAGTAAGTCTAGATAATCCATAGATAGATTCAATGTTTCTTGCTCTGGATATATTTAGTTCAGTAGCAACCGCTTCTATGTAAAAGAAAATCATTTCTCCTAAGTTAGCAACCACGGTTAAAATTTGACCAAATGGTGAAGCAGGAGTAAATGTTTCACGTGCCTGATCATAAGTACGCTGTAAGTACTCAAATGAATCTGCAAATAATTCTGTGGCTCTTATTCTGGTTTTACTAAAGAATGACATTCAATTTATTATTTTAAAAAAGAGCTCCTATAACTCTTTGTTCATTTACAAAAATATCAACTAAACACCCATTTACTTCTGCCGTTGAATAAAAAGTAACTTTAGTATCAATACTAAAACCACCGCTATTAGCCAAACAGTAAGCTGTTATTTGACTATTTATTGTATTTTGTATAACTGTCTCATTTAAAACTAATGAAAAAATTAAATCTTCTAAATTAGCTCCTAAATTAGGTACTCCCAAAACTTCCCCTCTTCTTGTAAAAAGGCAATTTTCAATTTTAAGAATTAGCTGAGACAACTCATCAGTTACTTCTAACGCAGTATTATCATACTTAGGAGCATCAATGTCTCTACTATAAATATCTCTAATCATGGGAGAACAATTATTTTATTATATATTCTCTTTTAATTTAATAGCTTTCAGATTATAATTATCCAGTAAAAAAGTAGTCAACACCTTCATCACCCTTTATTTCTTCAACTACTCGATCAACTTCTTCCCTTCCTTCAGATGAAATTAAATCATAATTAATAGTAATATTACCTGGTAAATTAAATGAGAATGTTCCTAATATTCTAGCTAATTGTATTTTAGCCTGTCCGATAACATATCTAACAAATGCCTCATCTTGAAATAATGCACAGTCAGGAATAGTTGAAAATATTTCAAAGATTACAGCTCTTTTAGGCAATTCTCCTTGAAATCTAAATTTCTTTGTTAATCTATTATAAGTATATGATATTTGTGGTAATAGAACTTGTCTTGCATTATCCATAAATAATGAATTAACAACATAATACATTAAATTTTCACTACCAATACCTGCACCATAAACATCATCATAAATAAACTTATCAATTGAAAAGTCAACATCACCTGCATTAAAACTCATACTACCAAATCCTCCATCTTCACCACTAAATCCACCAATTTCAAATACATCATTAACTGAATAAACTCTAGAAGGCATTTGTACGATACCCCTAGGATTTGCGATATTAGCTTTATTGGTTATAGTTTCCTTATCCTTTCCACTACCATAAGGAACTCCTTGTTTAAAATCTGTTTTATTAACAGCACCTGCAGGTAAAGCAATATACATCTGCTCTACACTATCTTCATAAATTTTATAAAAGTAACCTTTTGCTCTTTGTATAATATGAGCTAATTCTTTTTTAGGGACTGTGAATGGTATTTGACAAGCAATAGTTAGATCATCATTAATTTCCTTTATTAATGCATCTAAGCATGCTGCTTCATCTGGATCATTACAATAAGTATTCTTATTAGCCATACTATTTTATATTTTTTCTAATTCTATTATTTCAGTATTTTCAAATCTAGCCAACTTAGTTGCCCTTCCTTTTCTGAAAATACCACCTTCCATTTCACCGCTAAATACCCCTCTCATTCCAAACACGTAAGAATCTTTACATATAACATTTCTAGCTACATATGAATCTTCTATTTTAGAATCACTTACATCAGTACCACCAAACAGATTACATTCAGTCATTGAAGTATTTATTAATTCACAACTAAAAATATCACACCTAATAATATTTCCTTGTATTTTACTATCTACAACATCAAATCCTGATAATTCAAAACACCTCATGAGCTCGGCATCCTTTATTTGTATTCTACCTGTATCTGAATCATAATTAATTAAACCTTTCTTCATATCAGCCTTTGTTAAAAGTTCAAATATTTTTTCTCTCATTTTAGGATAATACATTTCTACTATTTGATCATATGTTTTTAGATCAACCATTAAATTTATATTAGGAAAAGTTTCTTTAAATGATTGATAACTTTTATATGATTGTATAACTCCTTTATGCTTTTCTAATAAACTATCTAGTATTTTAAGATCATCTTTAGAATATTGCGGATTCATTAAACTCTCATATAAAGATAATACAAAATGCTCAGTAAGATCCATTATAGAATTATATCTATTTTCATAATCTTTACCACCAAGATATCTAAATTCAATATAATTTTTAGGTAACTTAGAAAAATTAACACCATAATACTTTTCAGTAACAAACATATAATTTTTCCATAATCTTTTCTCCGGGGATCTTTGTGTCATACCACTAAGAGGAACTATAAATTTTATAGATTTTGCATAAACTGAATCTTTTCTATTTGGAAAGGCTTCATAAACTTTTTCTTCATTAAAATTTAAAACAAATTTACCAATATCTAATTTTGAAACATTAACAGGAGTACCTAATTTTTTTCCATCAAAAGCAACATTAATATGAATAGAGCATCTATCATTAGTAGACCCATTTTCTCTTATCCATTTTAAAGTTTTTGCTATAACTAATTTAGATTCAACAAAAGGCATAGGGCCAGTGACTAATTCAATCATACCAGTTCCACCTGAATTATCAGGTTCTAGTTTAAAGATTTCATCAGTAGGAGTAAACTCACTATGGGCCTTTTCTTCTATTCGGATTTGCTTATTTAAAACATTAGACAAGCTATGTTTAACTTCTTCTAATCCTTCATTTGCAAAGAATTCAAATTCTAATCCAATCTTGGAAGAGTATATTGCATTTAATTGTTCGTTAGAGTACATGTAGTTCCTGATTTGTTTATATATTTACAA